TCGTTATTCGCACCCGCATACGACACACCGCCATTCGCGTACGCATAGTTGTACCCGCGATAGACCACACGGCCAGCTGCGGTGCTTATCCAGTACTTGTCGCAATAATGTGTCGAGGACGAGCCGTTCACGCTGCCGACCGGCACCACGGCCATGTACTTGCCGTGCGCCACGGCGGTTATCCACCAGTCGCTGCTGGTCATGCCCTTGACCAGCACCTGCGTGCCGTCGGGCAGCCAGATGCGCCACTTGCCGCTGTTCCCGCTGTCGTTGGGGAGGTCTACCCAATCCATCATGTCATATTTGTTGCCGAAGATGTCCTCGTAGCCCAGACAGCTGGTGTTGTTCACCTGCGTCACGGAGGCTTCGCCGTAGTCGTCCTCGCCCTTGTACCAGGCGTACTGGTGGACAAGGTTGTCTATCATCGAGTTCGTCACGTTCGGGTTTATCTTCGACGCTTCCTCGTAGCCGATGGTGTCCGTCATGCCGTGTCCGGCCGTACCGCCCGTCACGCGGCTGTTCGTGTGCTGGCCCGCGCCGCACTGCTCCTGGCTGTCCCGGCGACCGTACTTGGCGTAGAACAGGTTGGCGATGCGGAAGTGCATCAGCGCGTCGATCTGCTGCATGCCGCGCTGCTGGCTGTAATAGTGGAAGTCAGTCCAGGACAGGCTCGCGGCCGTGCTGCCGCCGGTGATGCAGGCGCGCAGCTTCGAACCCACGATGCTGCTGCCCACCACCGCGCACAGGTGCTCGTCGTTGGCCACCCAGTCGGGCTCCATGTCCTCTATCTTGTCGCTGTTACTCAGTACCACCTTGTCGAACTCGGCCGTGTTCAGGATGGAGAAGTACAGGAACGCGGCACTTTCCGGCACATCCTTTATCAGGTACATCCCGGCCTCGAAGCGGCTGTTCAGCGTCGGCACGATGATTTCCTCCAGGATGCCGCCGTCCGCGTCCGTGAACAGGGAGCCCACCAGGTTGCTGCCCGGCACGCTGGGGAACCTGACGCGCTTGTATCCGGACACCTCCACCTTGCAAACCGAGTAGGTGCTGTCGGTGCTGTAGGCGTTCTCCAGGCTGCCCTTGCCCGTCATCAGCTTGCGCCCGGACTGGCAGCCGCCGCTGCCCTTGATGTCCTCCAGGGTGAGCACGGTGGCCGGCGGCACGTCGGGCATGTCGTCAGGCCCGTTGGAGCTGTAGCAGCTGTAGTGCTTGCCGCCGAAGTAGTCGTTTATCCCCTTGCTCCAGAAGAAGGGCTCGTACATCATCCAGTCGCCTTCCGTGGCGTCCAGCTTCGCGGCCGTGCCGTCGGCGTACTTGCTGCTGTCCGAGTCGTCCAGCGGATAGTAGGTCATCTCGCCGTCAAAGTTGTTGGCCGTGGTCTCCACGTTGGCGATGTTGATGGTGCGCGTGGTGGGTTTCTTCGTCACCTTGGCCAGCACGCGGTGCCTTTTCTCCAGGATGGCCGTGATGTGGCCGCTGGGCGCGTAGGCGTTGCCGTATTTATACCCGGTTTCGTTGTCAGGGTTGCTCACGTTCGCATCGTCGCTCACCGTGTCGTCGAACTCAATCATGGTGTACTGCGGCTGCCGGATGTTCAGCTCGTCGAACCGTTCCACGTATTTGTTGAAAGTCCCGTCGTCCAGGTACTTCGTCAAACGGTAGGTGCCCACCAGCTTGCACCGCGTGTTCGTGGTGTTGCCCTGTGCGTCAAAACCGCCCAGGCCGGCGTCGTACCACTCCTTCAGGTCGCTGCCGTCGCCTTCCAGTTCCAGCCCCGTAATGCGCACGTATTTCAGTTTGCCTTTTAGCGCGAACAGTTCCTTGAACACCGCCAGCCCGTCGATGAGGGCGCAGTTCTCTATCCAGATGCCGGTAAGGTTACGCTTGTTGTCAAAAGTTATCGCACTCCACTTGATATACTGCATGGAGCGCAGCGTAAGCGTCTGGAAGTTGGCCGGAAGGTGCAGCCTGTTTACCGCCGCACCCTCGGCGAAAGTGATGGTGCCCAGCGCCGTGCAGCCCGCCGCGTTCACCTCCTCCAGCCTGTTGCAGCCGGAAAGGTCAAGCCCCGGCAGGTTCGTATAATTCACCACGTCCAGTTTCCTGAGCATGGGCAGCTTCGTGCCCAGCACGAGTTCGGTCAGGGCGTATGTGTTGCCGCTGTTGCCCAGCACCAGTTCTTCCAGCACCGGAAGGTTTGGAAGGCTCATGTCCGTGAAGCCGCCCCAGTCCGAAAGGTCGAGCTTCTTCATCCACTCGCCGCCGTACAGGTGGAAGATGGTGCCGATGTTCGCCGTCTGCCCGTAGGTGTAGCTCCACTCATTGTCCTTTGTCACCGCGTCGTGCGTCATCGTGTCGCCCTCGCGCCGGAACTCGAAGTAGAAGTCACGCGCCGGGGTGGCTCTCACCGTCGCGCCGGCCGCGCTGTTGCCCTTGAACGATATGTCCGTGGCGGTGTACTGCCCGGTGCTGTAACGCGCGTCGAACAGGCCCATGCGGTTCGTGACCCACCAGTGGCGGTGCGCCTTGCGGTTGCCCTGCATGGCTTCCAGGTACGAGTACTTCACGTTCGTCACGCTACCGTCGTTGTTCACCTCCACGCCCTGCGTCTTGGGCCTCACGTACTTGTTCTGGGCGTCCAGGTTGTATATCCGCTCGCAGAACTTTGCGCTCTGCTCCGTGTCGAACATGTTGAAGATGGTCGAGTTCGACATCCTTTCCCGGATGCGCACGTAGGCCGCCGCCAGCCCGTCGGGGAACTGCTCCCTCAAGTTCTTCCAAAGCACGCTGTCGTGCCCGGCGTAGGCATAGACGGTCTTGTCCTCCGTCGACAGTTCCGGGTCGGTGGTGTTCTCGTCCACGTCCCACGGGTACTTCAGGCGGCCGTCATTGCGCACGCCGAGGATGGTGTCGCAGTCGTAGAATATCATGTAGGCGAGCGTCTTGTCCTTGTCGGGATTGTACCAGAAGGCCATCATCATGTTCTTCACGCGCTGGTCGACGCAGCCCATGATGTCCGTGAACATGTAGTAGTCGCACAGGTAGTCCACGTCAAACCAGTCCGCAAGCTCCGCCTTGAACTTCGCCCCGTCGTCCTGCGTGCTCTTCACCCACTTCACCAGCGGCTCGAGGTATTTCGGCTTCCGGGTGCCGGCCTCGTACTCGGAGTTGATGTCGTCATCGTCCGGGAAACGGGCCTCGAACACCTTCAGCCAGTTCGGCGTGCCGTCCTCGCCCTTCGTGTCGAAGTCGTCGTCCAGGAACATTCCCATCGGGTAGTCGTTGTTCAGGAACTCCCAGCATTCGGTCGGGTTCTGCCCTCCGAACTTCTCCGTCACCCACGCCTGGTCATGGTAGCCGGGTATGTCGAGGAAGCCGAACACGGCCTCCGTGCTCTTGTCGTTGTTGAAGTTGAACTTGCCCAGGAACTGCGGAGTTTCCTCCAGCGCACCGCGGTAGAACAGGTAGCACGGCTCGCCGTCAACCGTCGTGCGCACGTCGTAGGGGTAGCTGCTGTCGCAGTGCTTCTGCGCCGGGGTCAGTTCCCCGGCCGCCGTCAGGATGTTCTGCACCAGCTTGGCCATACCGGTGTTGTGCGAGCTGGAGCTTTCCGCGAAGTCGGCCTTCAGGCAGAAGCAGTCCACCGGCGCGGCCTGTTTCTGGTTGCCGCTTGCCGGGCGGAAGGAGTATTTCGCCTCTTCCTGGAGCTCGCCGCCCACACCCTGCTCGTCACAGCCGAGGTACAGGTCGCCGGCCACCTTCGAGGCGTTCTTGAAGTAGATGCGGTAGTTCTTTATCGGATAGGCAAGCGAGCTTGTGCCCTGCAGGCGGATGCAGCCGCCCACACAGCGGAAGTTCAACGCCTGGCTGCCCTTCACCACGCACAGCATCTCGTCCACGTCGTACTTCGGGTCCTTGTCGTTGTTCACCGCCGCCTGCAGCACCGTGGCCACGCCGTTGTCCTGCCGTCCGGTGATGATGATGTACCTCATGCCGTCCGGCACGCTGTCGACCGTTACGTTGCCGCTGTCGTCGATCACGTCGTTGCTGTCGTAAAGGGCCATCATGCCGTCCGAGCTGTCCTGGTCTATCATGTAGGTCTCAAGCACCTGCGAGTCACTCAGGTACGTGTCGTAGGCACGCATGAGGTACACGTCGGTGGTCGCGCCGTCCGCGCCAAGTTCAATATATGAAGGAGTAGCCTGGTACACGCTGTCGGACGTTGCCCTCTGCACGCTTCCGGACATGATGCCGTTGATGTACAGGTACACCATCTCCGTGTTCAGCTTCTCGTAGTCGGACGAGCCGTCCGTGCTCTTGGGGAAGCTCACGAAGGCCACCTCGTACACTTCCCCGGCGGCCATCTTCATCGAAAGCTCGCTCTTGCCCCTCGTCACCATCCGTGCTTCCTGCGCCGTGATGACGAAGCCGGTTCCGTCAGCGTCCATGCACCTTATCACCTCAGCGTCCTCGTCCACAACCTCGCTGACCTTGTACTTCACGATGAATGCCATCGCGTTGGTGACATTTTGCTCCGGCTGTTCCAGGGGGCGATGCTGCACGGTGGCCCTTGCCGTGTCCGTCAGGCGCAGGGCGGTGCCAGTCCAGCCGTCGCCGCCCCACTTGAAGCCTTCGAACACTGTCCGGATGCCGTTATAAGTCCATTCCTCGCGGTTCACGTCACTGTTGCTGCGGCCCTGCGCCGAAAGTTTCAGCGTCAGGCCGTCCGTCGGCTCGCTGAGGTTCAGGTCGCTCTTCTCCGCGATAAGCCGGAAGTTGTATGTCGTGTCACCCACCACAATCCGGCACTGCTCCTCGCCGTAGTTCGAGGCGCGCAGCGTCAGGCTCTGCGCCGTGAACGGCACGGAGGCGGAAGATGCCAGCGTGCTCCCTACATATACGTCCGCCCGTGTCGGGGTTTCCTTGGGGTTGTAGGCGGCATATTGCAGCGTGTAGCTGTCGTACTGCTTCGTCGGGATGTAAGGCGTTTGACCATTTTCGATGACCGACCCGTCCGCATAGTCGAACCTTGCGGACACCACCGGGGTGTTGTTCCCGGCTTCCCTGACGCCCACGGCGAAGAGGATGCTGTTCGACTTGATGGTGCTGCCGTCCGACAGTTCCAGCTCCACCACGAGCTGCACCGTGTGGGTGCCATGCGCCAGGTTGGTCGTCGCTATGCTGAAAGACCCGTTGGCCGTCGAGCTGGTGATGCTCCTGTCCTCGGTGTCCGTGCCGTCCACATAGCAGCGCAGGGTCTTCGTGCCGGCACCGCTCAGGGCGTAGGGTATGCTGAGGGTCTGGCCGCGTGTTATGGCCGTGGCGATGTTGAAAGAGCTGCTCAGGGTCAGCTGCACCACGTTGATGCTCCACGTTACCTGGGCCACCTGCATCTCCGCGCCTTCGCCGACCTCCACACGCACCCTCACGGTATTGGTGCCCACACCCATATACTTCGTCACGTCCACCGTGTTCGTGCTGCCTGCGGATATGGTCTGCGTCAGCGTGCTGGTGTTCGCGCCCTGAGTGACGGTCACGGTCACACGGCCGGGGTTGCCTGTGCTCTCGCCCGTCGTGGTGTCCGTCTGGTCGTAGGTGTAGGTCAGTTTCACCTCGTCGCCGGCCTTGACGGTCTTGTTCGGGGTGACGCGCGTCAGCACGACCTTTGTCGTGGCCACCGTGCCGCCACCGCCGCCGGTGAACATGTCGCTCGTGCTGATGACCTCCCCGGCCTCGTTCAGCAGGGAGAGAGAATAGGCCTTGTCCGTGCCCTCGCCGATTTCATTGAGCTGCAGGGCGGTGCCGTAGGTGGAGGCCTTCTCGTTTATCTTGGCCGCCACGCCCTTGCCGCTGACCGGGTTCGTCGAGTTCTCGTTCACCGACTGGTCGACCTCCACCACCGGGATATCCAGGTTCGCCACACCCTGCCCGTCGGGGGCAAGGTCTTCCGTGGCCGTGCCTTTCGTCACCCGGATTTTCTTGATCGCGTCGCCGCCTCCGTAACGGTTCCATGCCGAAGCCGTCAGGAAGGACGAGATGTCCGTACCCTCGAAACGGTAGTCGAGCCACTTGCCGGCGGATGCCTCGAAGGTTATCACCATGCCGGGCTTGTCCTCGTCGGCGATGTCGGCATCTGCCAACGCGGCCACGGCGGTTTCCTTCGTGTAATAACCGGAACCAAGCGGATGAAGCTGCGTCACGTTGTAGAAGCCGCTTCCGCTTCCCCCGCCGCTCGCCTTCACCAGGTCGCCGTCCTCGTCGCTCCATACATATAGCGTGTCGCCGCAGATATATGTCTTGTCCTTCAGTACCGCACTGCGCGTGCCGTCCAGGAACAGATCCGGGGACGGGACGCCGGTCACAGTCCAGTTGTTGTAAAGCTGGCCGCCCACGCTGTAGGCGAACATCTTTTGGCTCTTTACATATACCACGGTTCCCCCTCCTTGGATGGAGGACGCGGCCTGTATGGTGCCACTGTCCACAAAGCCGGAGAAACGGGCCGAAGCGCCGTTCATGGCGGCCCTGGCCGTGTTCTCGTATTGCGTGGCGGCCTGCTGGGCCTTGCCTGCCGCCTCGTTGGCCGTGGCCGCTGCGGAACTGGCGGCATTCTTGGCTTCCGTGGCCGTACTGGCCGCCGCATTGGCTGTCTGGGCGGCCGTGTTGGCGGCCTGCGCGGCGGAGTTGGCCGCAGCAGCCGCATCCGTGGCGGGCTTCTGGAGCAGCGTCATCGGAACGTTGACCAGTTCATCCCCTTTTACGCCGGGAAGGGAGTTCACCCCATTCAGCGAGGATACCGTTTCCAGTTCCTGCACGCCCTGGCTCTCCGCCTTGATGGCGTTGAGCACCTGCTGTATGTCTTCCTGTGATATGGCCATATTATTGCATTTTATACTGGTTAAACTTCTTTCTTGTCTTCAGATAATCCGCATTGGACTGGTGGGCGTAGGCCTCCCGTTCGAAGCTGGTTGACCGGTAGGCCGCCTTCGTATCACGCAGCCGCACTAAATGCCACAGCCATTCCAGCACGTACAGCAGATAGAACGGCACATAAAGCAGCTCCTTCATCTGCGCCGTGTGGATGGCCTCGTGGTTGTAGTCCTCCGCTCTCATCGTGCAACCCTCGCGCACGAACAGCACGCCGAAAAGGTTCACGCATTTGTAGCCCTTAAAGGGTATTACCTTGTTATATATCGCTTTCATGGCCGACTCCTTTCTCCAGTTGTGCGCGCAGCCCGTCGATGAAGGCCGGCGTGCAATACTCGTTTGCGATTCTTGTTATCAGTGACACTTCGGAACGGTCGTATTCCTCCGCGCCAGCGCTCCTGTATATCTTCATCGCCAGCGCATGGGCGCGGATGCCGTTCACGTTCAGATAAATCAGGTCTGCAAGGCTTTCCCTCGCATCGCCTGTACGGCTGCTCCGCCCGCTTATGCCGGCCGGCACCGTAAACTCCTTGAAATTCAATTTTGCCATATTACCATGCATTATATCGGTATTCGTAAGTCTCGCCTCTCCTTGTCCAGCTCAGATGCTGGCAACTGTTGTTTATGAGTATCCACCGCAGGTTGTATGAGACAACCTCTCCGGTTTCCTCGTCATATTCGGGACAGTTCTGGAGCACCAGCTCTATCGTCCCGCTGTCAATTTCCATGATTTCCGCATCGAATTGGTCATAATGTTCAGTCGCGTCACGGCTTTGATAGAACAGCCCGCTGAATATCGGGCTGCCGTCTTCCGTCCTTATCGTGGTGGGCGGGGTTATCGTGCGCGTCTTGACAAAATGGGAATCCATTATGATCACCCTCGCCCCTTCGTAGTCTACCGATACGGGCAGCACGACTCCGTTAAAGGTGGCGTCGACAAATATATTAGTATTCAACCGGTATTCCACATTGTATGTCGTCTCATTATACCCCAATTCTGTCGCGTCGCTGCTTCTTATCGGCTTGAACATGGAATACATGTAGCCTCTCAGTTTCGCGTTGTTGGTTTCTATGCTGCCGTCCTCAAGTATCTTAAAATTGTCGTTCGCCGTCACAAGCCCCTCCAACGATATGTTAGCCGCTGATATTCTGATGTCGGAAGCGGTCTGGTCTATCATGGACACAATCTTTCCGTCGGCATCGAAGGCGTACAGTTTGTTGGCCATCGCGGTCGTCACCAGACCGGCCTTGTTTTTTAGCACGCCGTCCTCGTCGAAATACTGCGACATCATCTCGTTGTACTTGGCCGTGGTGACGATTTGAGAACTTTCAATGACGTTGCCGTCCTTGTCGAAGTTGGCCGCAGCTATCTTAACCAGCTTCTCGGACTGCTCGAACAGGGTCTTGTACTTGTAGGCCAGGGCTTCGGCGCGGTCGGTACTCAGCACCAGCATGTACAGGTATATCTCGCCTGTGAACGACAGCTTAAAGTCGCCCGTGCCGTTCCACAGCCCGCTGTGGTTGAACACCTGGTAGCCGTCCGTCACCGCCAGCTCGCCGTCGTAGGCGAACTCGTTGAAGTTCTCGAAGCCGGTCTTGTCCAGCCCCTCGAACTTGATGGTCAGCCGTCCGGTCTTGGCCACGCGGTAGAAAAAACTCAGGTACACCGCCTCCGGCTTCTTCTGTCCCTCGGCGTTCACCTCGTTGTACGTCGGGATGAAGCGGAAGTTTCCGTTTTTCTGCAGGATGTATTTGTTGCGTATATATACGGTGGTGCGCCCGTCGTCGGTCTTCACGCAGGCATAGTTCGTCTTGTCGGACAGCGGCGCGCCGTTCGCCCATATCCATTTGTTGCCCAAAAGGAAGAAGGTGGCCTCGTTTTCGGTGTCCCACTTGTTCATGCCGTCGCCGAACGAGGCGTTGTCCAGATAGCTCCTGTCCTCCGTGAAGTCCTTGCGAAGCCCCTCCACGGCGGCCTCAATCCTGCCCTCCGTAATCTCGAAACGCGTCAGGATGTCCTCGCCTGTGGTCAATACGAACGTGCCCATCAGGTACACGTTGTCGCCGTACAGTCCGTTGCCGTGCGGCTGGTTGTCGGCCGGGAACCGGCTGTCGCTGATTCCGTCCAGGTTGCCCAGGCGCACGCGGAGGCAGCCGTCAAAACTCTTGGCGCTCACGCCGTCCAAAACGTCCACCCGCGGCTGCCCGTCCTCGGTGGCCGCGATGGAGATGAGGTTCTGCCGCAGCCGGTTCTGCGTGTTGCCCATCAGCACGCACTCGTCGCCCGCCTTGGGTTCCACGCCGCCGAACTCGCTAACGGGTACGGTGACGCCTTCCCCGTCCGAGGCGGAGATTTCCACCCAATATCCGCGCAGGGAGGTACCGGTGAACTCCGCGCAGCGCATCAGGTCGTGTGCCGTGAACTCGTTTTCCTGCTCGAAGGTGATCTTGTAGTTGTCGCCGTCCTTCGTGACATCCTTTATCTTGCCGCTGGCCGCGCTGACGACGAACTGCCCGCCGATGCTGCGTACCTTCTGGATAAGCAGTTCCAGGGCGACCAGCGTCTGCCGGATGGTCACCTTGTCAATGGTCAGGTTGCTCAGCCCGGTCAGCGCGTCCATCCACAGCTGCCAGCCCTCGCCGGTCATGCCGTCCACGAACTTCACCGAGCGCAGCAGTTCCCGGATGACGACGGTCAGCCACTCGGCGTTGCCGTCCCCGTCCACTCCCGCACCGCTCTCCCCGGCCTTGTACCGGCCGAAGTCCGCGCCTTTCAGGAAATGGAGCTTCTCCTGTGCCGTGTCCTCGCGCAGCCTGCTCAGGGCTTCCTTCAGTGTCCTGCGTGCCGAGAACACGTTGTTGTCAGTCGGATAGGTGTTGTCCCAGCTCCGTATCAGGTCGGGGAAGCTCCCCGCCGTGGCGGTCTTCACGTAGTTCTTCGCGTCGGCGATGCTGTCGCCTATGGCCTCCATCGCACCGGTGCTCACCGCGTCGCTTATCTCCACGTCCATCTGCGAGGGCAGGTTCACCTGCCGGGTTATCTTGGTGACGCGGCTGCTCCTGTATCCCGTTTCCGGAAAGTATTGCCGGCTCTCCAGCCTTACCCGACGGCCCACATACAGGTCGATGCCGTTTTCCTCTATATATACGTGGTCGGTCGGCCCCTTGTAGCGGCCCGCGTCCACGGCGTTTTCCTCGTTGTAGCGGTCTACCGCCTCCCGGAACTCCTGCTCGGCCAGCGGGTAGTATTCGTCCGGCATCCGGATGTTCCAAAGGATGTACTTGTCGCCCGCCTTCGGGCAAAGGGTGTCGTTGGGAAGTTGGGTGCCGTCGTCATACGGCCATATCGTGATCAGCTCGAACTCGTGGGTGTCGCTGTCGTAGTTGGCCTCGAAATAGTAGGTGCCGTCCTCCTCTTCGCCCAGTCCGGCCAGTTCGCTCCCTTCCTGGAAGGAGATGCGCTTCACCTTTTCGGCTATCTCATAACTGTTCGGATCGAATCCCAGGCTGTTGTCCTTGAAATAGAATATCTTGAAGGGGGTGCCTTCCTCGTCGGTCACTTCCTCGCTGCGCACCGAACTCACCGTGCCGATACGCTTGGGATAGATGTCCGAAAAGGCGTCCGCCTCGTAATGGTGCCATACGCCGTACTTCTCCACGTTCACGTCCACATGCTTCACGCCGCCGGGAAGCTGGAGCCGGCTGTGCCCGTATTTCTCCGGGTCAATGTTCCGGCTGCTGCCCACCGGGTAGAGCCGGGTGTAAAACTTGGCGTTGTCGGCCATGTCGCAGCTTATGCCCGTCAGGCCCTTGTTATACCCCAGCGTCACTTCCTCGCCCGTCTCGCAGCGGCACACGTTCACCGTCTGGCCTTCCACCCACCACTCGGCGCGGTTCCCGGCTTTCTCGGCCACTTCCCGGAGGGCCTCGTCGCAGTATTTGCCTTCATAGTCGATGACGATGTTGTCCGTGCCTTCCACCGTGCCGACCTTCCAGTCGGTGGTGCGGTTCATGCCGTTGTTGATGCTTTTCACGATGAGGGCCACATGTTCCCTCGGAGGGGCGGTCAGCGTGAACACGGGCTCGTCGTCGCCGTCCGTGTCGTTCAGCACGAGGAAACGCTTGATCAGGCTTTCTATCCCGTACAGCTTCATGTCGTACCGCCACTCCACGGTGTTCTTCTGTTCCGGGCGGTAACGCTCCATGAGCCAGTATTTCTGCCCCCGGAACTCGGCGTAGTCGTTCACCTCCAGTGCCACGTGCTCGTACAGCGTAAACGACAGGGTGAGCACGTTGTCGCCCTGCAGCTCGTGCTCCTGCGTCGAGTTGTCGTCGCAGGGTGCCTGTATCTTCACTGTTCCGTCGCTGCCGTATATCGTTACCATATCGTTATAATGCCGTTAGATTGCCTTTCAAATAATGGGTTTCGGTTCGCGGAAAATCACCGTGAACCGGCTGGCCTGCTTGCCCGCCTGCCAGAGGTAGGTCAGGGGCTCGTAGTCGCTGCCGTCCTTGTAGAACACGTGCAGCGTCAGGTCAAGGTCGGGGAAGCGGATGTCCAGCCACCCGCCGTCCCCCTGTTTCAGGAAGGCGATGAACGCCCGGTACTGCGACAGCCATGCCTCGCGCGTGTCTGCGTACAGGGCGAACATGAGCTTCACGTCCCGCGCCTGGTTCCTCACGTCCAGCACGGACGAGTATTTCTCGCCGTCCTCCTCGCGGATGTCCACCGCCACATGGCTCTTGGTCTTGGACGGGGCCATTATCGCTTTCAGGTTGTTCCGGTCGCCGCGTTTCTTCTCCACCAGGAAAGCGCCGTATTCCTTCCAGATGTCGGTGCCGTTCACCAGCACCTTGCCTCCGAGTATCGCGTCCATTGCCATAGTTCACTTCATTTTAAGTCCGTCACGTATGATTTTCTTGATGTCGTTCTTTATCTCGTCCAGATGCCTGGCACTGTTTCCGGTGTTTTCCTCGATGCGCCGGAGGTGGTCTACCGCCGTGCCCATCTGCTCGCTCACATCCTGCATCTGCTCGTCGATGCTGGCCCAGTGCATCTGCCCGGAGGTGAAAAGCCCCTCGAGCTTGGTACCCTGCTCCTGGCTCATGGCGCTGAAGCTGCCGGCCTTGCCCGTCTGTGTCGTGCCGCCTTCCTCCCCGCCATACCCGGTGGCCTCGGCCAGCTTGTCGCGCAGGGCCACGGCGTCCTCCACGATGGCCTCGTAGCCGTTCGTGAGGGCGGCGATGTCCTCCGCGCTCAGGTCGTTGTCCTTCATCCGTTCGGCGAAGTCGTCATACCAGGCCTGCAGCCGTTCCTTGTACTGCTCGCCTATCTGGTTGCTCAGGATGGCCCGCATGAAGTATTCGCTTACGTTTCCGGCTATCTCCTCCGCGCTTGCGTCCATGTCCATCAGCGTGTCGATGAACGAGTCGTAGAGCGAGTCGAAAGAAATCTGGGTCAGGCTCTCGTTCAACTGCTCTTCCAGCTCCTCCAGTTTGCCGGCCTGGTCGATGTAGTCGTCCAGCTTTTCCGTCAGCCGCCCGCCGTAACCGCCCTTTCCCGTGTCCTGTATCTGCTTCCACATGTCCACGTTGGAGCGGAGGGTTTTCATTTCTTCGGGGGACAGGCTCCACAGGCTGCCGTCCCACTGCCGTCCTATCTGCTGGCTCAGCTTGTCTATCTGTTCGCGCGAGAAGCCGCCCCAGTAGTAGTTCCAGGAATGGTGCGAGCCGTGGTACCCGGCCTGCGCCTGCGCGATGGCGAGATAGTTCGCGTTCTGCTCGCTCTGGTAGTCGTAGGCCTGCTGGTAGGCGGCCACGCTCTTCCGGCCCTCGCCGCCCTTGATAGTGTCGGTCAGGTCTTCGATGCTCTGCTGCAGGGACTCGTTGCGGTCGGTCAGCCGGTCGATGGAGGCCTGCACCTCTTCCGCATTGCTCCCGTTTATCTTGTCCACCAGCTTGCCGAACCCGCCGAACGAGATGGCGTCAAGGATGTTGCCGATACCGGAACGGACGGACTTGAACAGCGTGACGAACACGTCGCCGGAAAGCACGTCGCCGATGATGCCGCTGACCGCATTGAACACGCTGTCAAGCAGCGGGCCGATGAAGTTGCTCAGCCCGTCCTTGAACACGTCGATGATGGAGATGATCCATCCCACGATGGGAACCTTCTCCAGGCTCTCGGCAATCTTTCCCATCGCGCCGCCGGTGCCCTTGCCGAGCTGTATCAGGCCGTCGTAGGCGTTCCGGATGCCGGAAGAGGCGAGCTTCTGAAGGCCCTGCGTCACGTTCTCCATGTTGGCACGAAGTGTGGATGCCGTATCGGTGACGGCTTTTTGGTTACCGTTTACAACGGCCTCCTGTGTCCGGACGGATTCCGAAGCGGAGTCGGCATTCTCCTGGGCTGTGTCCCTCGCCGTCCGGGCTGCCTCAATTTCGGCATCCGAACCCTCACGCAGGGCTTGCTCGTAATTCTCCTGCGCTTCCTTGAGCCTTTCGAGGGCTTCGGCCTCCGCCTGCTTCGCCTCGTTCAGCTCCAGCATGGACTGCCGGAGGCTGTCGATTTCGGTACCGAGCCGCCTGAAGCTGGCTTTGTCGGAACCGCCCGAGGACTGCTCCATCTGCCGGACGGCATCCACCAGGTCGTTCTGGCTGGAGGGGTCGAGCCGCTTGAACTCGTCCGTCCGCATGTAGGCTTTCGCCTGTTCGAGCGCCGGGCGGATGATGTCGGAGAACATGCCGCCGAACTCCCCGAACACGGCCGTCCAGTCGATGGACTGCTTCAGGTAGGACACGTCCAGGGCGGCCGTCTCCGAATCGCGCTGCCGCTCCAGTGCCATGCGCTCTCCGTCATTTTGCGCCTTGCGTATCTTTTCCGCGTACTCTTGGGCGATGGCGAGCTTCTGCTGCTGGTAAGTGCCGTACTCTTTCAGGTAGTCGCGCATGGCTGCGGCTTCCGCCTCATAGACCTCTACGGTTTCCTTCCTGCGGGTATCCTCGTTCAGTCCGTTCGCCCGGTCGATTTCGTCCTGCTGCGGCTTCGTCAGCCCGGAGGAGTTCACGTCCGCCACCCCGGCCTTCCTGTTGGCATCGGCCAGCTCGCGGGCCTTCTTTTCGATTTCGGCCTTGCGCTTGTCATAGTCTGCGTCTATCTGCGCCAGCTTCTTGTCCGTCCCTTCGCCCATCAGGTCAAGCTCATCCTGTTGGTTCTGCAGCTCCAGGGCGATGAGTTCGTCGTCCAGCTTCTGCTGCGCCTGTCTGCGCCGTTCGGCTTCATTTTCGGCCTTGTCGGCGGCCTTGCGCTCGCTCTCGGCATCCTTGTTCTCATCGGGCTTGTACCGGTCGTATTCCTTCTTGGCCAGGCTGAGGGCGTCTTTCAGTTCCTTGGCCTTTTTCTCGTATTCTTCCTGTGTCAGGCTGTTGGAGGTGTCGGCCAGGAAGTCGTTGTAGGCTTTCAGGGCTTCCTCGTATTCCTTGCGCGCCTGTGCGCCCCAGTCCGCGCTGGAGTCGCGCTTCAAACTCCGCCGGTTCTTCTCGGCGGTCAGCTTGTTGAGCTGGTACTGGAGTTCGTCACGGCTGAACGTGCCTCTCAACGCCTCGTTGCCATAGGTAATGGCTCCGTATTTCCTCTGCTCGGTCGTCATCCGGGCCAGCAGGTTCTCGCGCTGCTTTATCTGCTGCTCCAGCGTGTCGTTGCTGATGCCGGTCAGGTTCTCGAAGTAGGAGTTGGCCCGTTCCTTGCGCACCTGTTCGGACAACGCCTTCCGCTTGTTGTACAGGTTCTGCAGCTCGGTGGCCTCGTCACCGGTCAGGCCGCCCACCTTGCGCATCCTCGTCCCGGAACCGTTGGCGTCCTCCCAGTGTTCGGTGGCTTTCTTGGCCTCCAGCGCGGTGATGCGTGCATTCACGCTGTCCAGTTCGTTCTGCGGCCGCGTAATGGACCGCCCGGCCTCCAGCTCGGCGATTTCCTCCTTGATGCGCTTGATGTTCTTCAGCTTCTCGTATTCGGTGTCGTACTTGGCGAAGATGTCAGGGTATTTCTGCTCCAGCCGGTTCAATGCCTCGCGCCGGGTGTCGGTGGCCAGGCTCTCGTCACCGGCCACGCCGCAAAGTTCCTCCAGCCTGCGCCGGTGTTCCTCCTCGGCCTCGATGGTCTTCCGCTTGGCGGCCTGGTATTCTTCCTCGGCTTCCTTCAGCCGTTCCGTCTCGGTCTTCATCGACACCATCGCGGCCACCACGCCGGCAATCAGCGTGGCCACCAGCACGTAGGGGTTGGCGAGCATCGTGGCGTTGAGCAGCTTCTGCGCCTTCTCCACAATGACGAGCCAGCCGTAATGCAGGGTTTCGGCCACGGTCAGCGCGCCAACGCCGGCCGTCTGGAGGGCCTGCATGGCGGTGACGGCCATGACGGCTGTTTTGTATGCCCCATAGGTGCCGACCAGCCCCACCAGCACACGACCCACCTGCTCGTAGTGGTCAACCAGGTAGGACACCGCATCCAGCGAACCGCCGATAATGCCTTCGGACTGCTGCCCGATTTCATTCATCATCATGCTGATGCTGTCCTCAATGTTGCTGATGCGTCCGGTGATGGTCTTGCTCTGCTCCTCCATGAGGTTGTAGAACATGCCGCCCTCGTCCGTGAGGTTCTGCAGGGCCTGCTGCACTTCCGGGAAACCGACCTTGCCGGCCTCCACCATCTCGCGCACCTTGCTCTCCGTCACGCCCAGGACGCTTGCCAGCTCACGGCCGAGGGGGATGCCGCGGCCCACGAACTGGTTGTAGTCTGCCGTATAAAGGCGGCCCTGCGTCATGGTGGTGCCGTAAAGATAAATCAGGTCATTCAGGGGCTGGTTCAGTCCGGCGGCGATGTTGCCCAGGCGGATGAGGTCATCGTTGACGTTCTCCACGTTCTCGCCGTAGGCCAGCAACTGGCGCGCGCCGTTAGCTACGCTTTGGAGGTCGAACGGGGTGGTGGCCGCCGTGCGGATGAGCTGCTGCATCAGCGCGTCGGCCTTTTCCTCGCTGCCCAGCATGGTACGGAAGGAGGCCTCCAACTGCTGGAACTCGCCGCGCACCTTGACGATGTTGCTGACGAGTTCCTTCACGGCGAACGCCCCGGCAATCTTCGACACGGTACCCCGGACGGATTCGGCCTGCCTGTCCAGCCGCTCCATCTCCGCCGACGCGCTGCCGGTCTTCACCTTCAGCTCGTCCACCTTGCGCCCGGCCTTGTCAAGCCCGGCGCTCAGGCGGTCACGCATCAGTATCTCTATTTCTACGGGTTTCGTTGCCATTTTATTTCTTCAGGTTGCTTTGGAAAAATCCTACAATACCGGCGGCCTCCTCTTCCGCGCTCATCTCTTCCTTCTTCTTACGGACATAGCGCGGCGCGTCAGCCAGCATCATGATCAGGGTCTGGTAGTTTACGCCTTCCAGGATGTAGTCCACGCTCCAGCCCGTGGCATCCGCTATCTGCCAGACAAATCCGAAGGGGCTATGGGACGGCTCGTACACCGTCTTTAACTCCCCTTTCTTTTTTGGCTCAGCCTCAGTTTCATCGGGTTCATCTTCCCGGCTGATCTGATAATACTCGTAAAAGGGTCGGTACCCAAAAGGAAGATGAACCTGCGCATGGCCGCGTCCAGGTACTCCGGGGCCATCCAGTTCCTCACCACCCAGGCTGTTACGCCCACCAGCAGGCGGCGGCTTATCCAGCCACGGCACAGCGTGTAGGCTATCATGCGGCTTATCTCCTTGCCGTGTGCCGCAAGGAAGGCCATTTCCTCCTCCTTCGTGAACTTCTTCATCTGCTCCGCCGTCACGCCCAGCGACAGGTACACCCGTGCCAGCCGCATCAGCCCGCCCAGGCGGGGGCGGCGCATCACGACACGCAGCTTCATGGGCTTCTTCCTGAAAGGGATGCGCATGTCCTTCAAGGGGACGGACACGCCCCTGTCCAACAGGGCGGCCGCCCCCTCGCGCTGCACCAGACGTTCCGTTGACTTGTCCATACGTTACTCGGACGGTGTGTCGTTGATTTCGTAGGGCGCGGTGTCCGGATCTTCGGGCTTGTTCACCTTCAGCTGGCATTCCAGCTTCGACACCTCCGTCAGCGTCAGCTTGCCGCCCAGGTTGGCCAGGATGGTGCCGTTGGGTATCGTCATCGTCTGGCCGCTCACGAACTGGATCTCCCACGGGCCGCGCAGCTCCACGAGGTCGGTCGGGGCCTTCCAGCCGGTGTAGCTGCCCGCGCTGCCCACCAGCGTGCCGCCCTGCACGGCCTGGATGTTCTCGTAGTCCAGCTGGATGAGGTTGAACGTCGGCGCGATGGTCGCATTCTTGTTGGCCAGTGTCAGCACCGGAGCGTCAGGTACCTGCTCGGCTTCCACGTCCGTACTCTCCGGCTTAGTGCCGCCCCAATCCCAGCTGCCTTTCTCAATGTAGCCGATTTCCTTGCTGTTGAACTTTACCACGGCTATGCCGTATATGAACTTCTTAGTTGCCATTTTTCTTTCGTTTTAGAATGATGATTATTGTTGTCAGCACACTCAGCAGTATTCCGACCCCGAAACCGTAGAAGAATGTTTTAACGGGGTTCGAACGCTGTTTTATTTCCTCTTCGTACAGGCCGGCCATCTCCTCGTAGCGTTCCTGCCACACGGAGGATGTCCGCTCGTAGTATTCCACCAGGAGCTGCAGGCTGTCGCAGCTCGCGTACACGGTTATCACGTCCCTGTCACGGCTTACCGACACGCTGGCCTGTCCGCTCTTCCCGCTGTATGAGGCCAGCGGAGGAAGCCTCAGAAGGCTGTCAGACGGTATCTCCAGCCTCACCTCCGACTTCGGCACCGTCTCCGTCCGTACCAGGCGGACTTCGCTCCTTACGCTGTCCGCCTGGCTCAGCATCGTTTCCGTCCTGGCCGTTTCCTGGACCGTCTTTCGGGTGCTCGCGCACCCCGCGAAGCACAGGGCAATCGTCATGATGCTTGCAAGAATTGGCAGTGTCAATGGCTTTGCGAAGCCGGGCCATCTCGCGTTTGGTGGCCATGAGGTCTTTCCTTGTCCCATTGAGTTCTTCTTTTAAGGGTTCCACTATATTGTCCACAAGTATCCGGGTGGCGTGCTCAGCGTTGTCAATCCGCACGGTTTCGGCGTCCGCCTTCGCCTTCTCGGCCTCCGCGTTGGCCTTGCGCACCGTCGCGCGGAGAGTCACAATGCCAATCACGGTAGCCAAGAGCGAGCCACCCAGTACGAAATTGAAAATTTCACTGAGTTCCATGAGATTACTTGTTTGATACCTTACTTATGATTTTGACTCGGTTTTCTTAGTTATCAGACCTATGAGCCATTGCACCAGTCCTGTGTCAGCGATTCCGTTTGCCACAAGCGAGGCACCAAAACCATACAGCAGGGCAATATACCATTCCACATCGGCCACAAATCCTGCGTCCAGCCACCACAACAGCATGGCTGCCGCCAGGCCGACCGTCCAACTTACTATCTGCGTCACCAACCCTTCCATTTTCGGGAACAGGGCCTTGATGCCTTCCGTCAGCAACACCACGCAACCGGCAAACCCGGCAAACGTGGCAATCATACCGTCATAGTCCGTGCCGGTAGAAATTTCACCCGTCTGGGCAAATGCGGCTGACACAAACCCAAGTATCAGCGCAAAAAACAAAATCAGCTTTTTCATTTTAGTCATTCATTTATTGATTTATACCTATTTCTTTCAGCCATGCCTGTACGTCAAACGAAGGACAGGCTTTCGCGGCCAGTTGGTTATGTCCTACAACCGGGATGGAGGGGAAACGCCGGTGGAAGTCTTTCACGTAGGCTTCCATAGCCTTCTTCTGCGCCAGGGTACGGGTGTCCTTGGGGGTCTTGCCGTCAGCGGCAACGCCGCCGACGTACACAACGTGCCGGGATGTGGAGTTGTACCCTTTTGCCCCGTTGGTAATCTCCCAGGGATCCACCTGTGCGTCCTCGTTGTTGTCCACCAGGCGTTCCACCTTTCCGTCCAGGTGTATCATGTCGGTATAGCCGACCTGCTTCCATCCGCGACCGCCCTTGCTCACCGGGTCGGTGTGCCAGTGGCGAATGTCCGCCGCGCTCACTTCGCGGCCTTCAGGGGTGGCCGTACAGTGCAATACCAAACGTTTCAACTGTGCCATGCGTTATTCCTCCTGTTTGGCTTGCGTGATTGTCACTTTGGCCGTCTTGCTACTGTCAGAATTCAACGTAATGGTCAGGGTACCGCTTTTTTCACTTCCAGTGTCATTAGCTTCCGCCGAGATGGTCACGCCAGTTTCCGTTTCTTCAACGTCAAATCCGGACGGGGCCGCTCCCACGGTATATTCACCGCTGGCCGTTATGGTCACTTCCTTGCTTCCACCCTCCGCCGGAATGGTCACCGTATTCGGGTCGGCCGAAATCGTCTTGGCCGCCGGCTTGAAGACGGGAGTGTCACGGCTGTCCAGCACCACCGTTTCCTCGCCGAAGGCGATGTTGGTGTCCACCTTCATCAGCATCTTGAAGAAATACAGTTCGCTGGCATTGGAAATTTTGTCTATCTGGATGACATTCTCATCATCCTGCAGGTTGACAGCCGCGAACAGGTTGCCGTCGGCCCCCATCGAGCACAAGGTCGCCACAATCAGGCCGTCAGGCCATGCGGCCAGCGTTTCGATGGTGATTCCCTTGTAACGGTGTGCATTCACGTCCGTTTCGCTCGCGTTCTTGGCCTCGCGCTCGGTCAGCTCGTCATCGTACTTGTCGAAATCGTCAATGCTCATGATGATGCGCAGGTTCGGGTTGTTGCGGATGGCCTTGGGTATGGCACTTCGCACAGCCTTCAGTTTGCCCAGCATGGTTTCCTCCTCGCTGTCCACGATGATGAGTTCCGTGTCCTTGGCCATTTGCGTGAGGATGCCGTTGAACAGGTGGTCATCGTCATCACCGTACACCCCGTTGATGTAATGGTTGCCCAACTCGAACTGCACCTGCTTGGCAAGCTCGGCCAGGAGGGCGTTCTGTGCTTCAGGAGGTAACTCGGCAAATACAAGGTTACCCTTAGGCTGCCAGGGACGCCAGATCTGCTCGAAAGCACGTGGGTTGAATACGGTAAAGGCCATGAAGTCCTTCGGATCAAGGCTTTTCTCGTCATAGTTGAAGTTGCCTTTCGAATCCTCCACGCCCGGGTTCTCCTTGCGCTTCTGCAGCATCTTGCCGCTTCGCAGACGGGGCAGGCTGATTTTCTTCTCCACGCCGGGAATGACCATTATCAGCCCTTTCTCGACGATCTCGTTGCCGGTGGCGGCGAGCGTCAGAAGCTGTTCCAGTACCTCGCCGTTGTAATTGGTGTTCTTTACTACTATTGCCATGTCTTTTACTTGTTAAGTTTGTCCTTGATTTCTCGCATACGCTTGTTCCAGGGGCTCTCTCCGCCCGGTTCCACCTTGATGTCCTCCATGACCTTGCGCTTCGGGGCCAGTGAAGCCAGCACCTTCTTGCCTTCTTCGGGGCTTGCCTTCAGGATGTTCTCGTACATGGGACGTGTCTCAGCATTGATGCGTCCATCTGCCTCGGCCGCGTCAAGCAAGGCTTTCCGTGCAGCCTCCTCGTCAGCGGCCGCCTTGTCCTCGTACTCCTTCACTCGCGCCTTCAGGGAGGCGTTTTCTTCTGCCAGACTGCCGGCACGGCCCGCTTCCTGCGCATAGGCCTGAGCCTTGGCAATCACCTCATCCTCGCTCTTGCAGTCCTTGAACGAGGGATGCTTCCTAATTTCCTCAAGATTCATTTTGTCCTTGTTTTGTGGCTCAACGAGCCGGTTATTGAATAAAGTGTAGATCTGTTCCGGGGTACTGTCCTCCGGCACAGGTTCCGCATCATAGATGCCGTCGATAAAACCGAGGCGCAGGGCCTCGTCCGCGGTAAGCCAGTGGTCTTCTCCGTCAAAATAGGCCGCCTTCACTTCTTCCTTGGTCATGTCCAGGCGTGTCGCGTAGATGTCGCCCAGGCTGTCCTCCAGGCTCTCTATCTCCTCGATGCACTTCTGCATGTCCTTCTTGTTGCCGTAACAGCCGCCGCTGACGCTGTGCAGCATCAGCCTTGCGTACTTGCTCATCTCGACAGGCTTCCCGCACAGGGCTATCACGCTGGCCATGCTGGCTGCGATGCCGTCCACATAGATATGCACGTCCGCCTTGCTGTTCTTTATGGCGTTGTAGATGGCGATGCCGCAATACACCTCACCCCCGTTGCTGTTGATACGCACGTTGACGCGCCTGTTCACCTTTTCCGCCTCCATCAGTTCCTTGGCGACACGCCCGCTCTGCACGTCATAATAGTCGCCGATGTCACCATAGAGGAAGATGGTGCCCACGCCGTCGCTGTCTGTCTGTATGTTGAAAAACTTGCTCATTGTACTATTGTCATTACTGCGGTTTTCCCGCGATTCATGGTGCAAAAATGCAACAAATCAACGGAGTATGGAAACCACGTTTTTATCATGCCGGACTATGGCGTTATGATAACGGCACAGGGCTTCATCATGTGGACTGCTTTTCGTAAAGCGGGCTTTTTGTAGCAATTTTGCACTATGAATCATAACTGAAAGACAGGAATATGGCAGCAGATTTGACCAACGCCCAGAAAAAGGAATGGGCAAAGACATTATACCTGCGCGAGAACCTCACGCAGCAGGAAATAGCAGACCGTGTGGGAGTGTCGCGCGTGACGGTGTCGAATTGGGTACGCGCCGGGAAGTGGGAAGAACAGAAGGCCGGACTCACGCTTACAAGGCAGGAGCAGGTGGCCAACCTGTACAGGCAAGTGGCGGAGATCAACAGGGCCATCTCGGCACGCGCCGAAGGGGAGCGCTACCCTAATTCCAAGGAAGCGGACATACTCGGCAAGCTGTCGGCATCCATACGGAACATGGAGCAGGAAACGGGCATTGCTGACATCATCAGCGTGCTCACCGGCTTCATCGAATGGCTCCGCCCGCTTGACCTTGACAAGGCAAAGGAACTGACAAGGCTGGCGGACGCATACATCAAGGACAAACTATAAACGTGACGCACATGAAACAGGCTGACAAAATAGCACTCCTGGATTGGGAGAAGTTCAAGGAGGACATCGCAAGGGCCACACCGGTTGACAAGTCCATGTCCGCCCAGGACAGGGAAAAGCACCGCCTGTACCTTGAACGGCACCCGGTGGAATGGATAAAGTTCTTTTTCCCTAACTACGCCAAGTATGAGTTCGCCGGGTTCCAGAAACGCGCCATACAGCGTATCCTCGCACATGACGAGTGGTTCGAGGTGCTGTCCTGGAGCCGTGAGCTTGCCAAGTCGACGGTCACCATGTTCGTTGTCATGTACGTCACGCTGACCGGACGGAAAAGGAACGTCATCATGACTTCCAACAGCAAGGACAACGCGGTCAGGCTGCTGGCTCCCTACCGGGCCAACCTGGAAGCGAACGGACGTATAGAAGCCTACTACGGGAAACAGGAAACACCCGGTTCATGGACGGAGGACGAGTTCATCACAAAGGGAGGCGTGGCCTTCCGGGCGCTCGGCGCAGGACAGTCGCCGCGCGGTTCCCGCAATGAGGCCATCCGTCCGGACGTGCTGCTCGTGGACGACTTCGACACGGACGAGGACACCAAGAACCCGGACATCATACAGAAACGCTGGGACTGGTGGGAGAACGCGTTATACCCGACACGTTCCATCTCGGAGGCGACGCTTATCATCTTCTGCGGAAACATCATCGCCAAGGACTGCTGCGTTGTACGGGCCGGAAGCATGGCCGACCATTGGGACATCGTGAACATACGTGACAGGAACGGGCTTTCCACCTGGCCGGAAAAGAACTCGGAGGAGCACATAGACCGCACGCTCGCCAAAATATCCACCAAGGCGGTGCAGGGGGAATACTTCAACAACCCGGTTTCCGTCGGCGAGGTATTTGAGAACATCACCTACGGCAAGGTTCCTCCTTTGTCGAAGTTCAAGTTCCTGGTCGCATACGGCGACCCTGCGCCGGGCGAAAGCAAAGGCAAGAAAGGCAAGTCCTTCAAGGCGCTTTCGTTGCTCGGCAAGCTCGGAGGAAGGCTCTATGTCATCAAGACTTTTCTTGCCCAGGCATTGAACGCGGAATTCATCGGCTGGTATGTCAAGATGCTGGAGTTCGTGAACGGGAAGTCCACGGTATATTGCTACATGGAGAACAACAAGCTGCAAGACCCGTTCTTCCAGCAGGTGTTCAAGCCACTGGTGGCCAAAGTCCGCAAAAAGCACAAGATCGCGCTGCACATCCGGGGCGACGAGGAGAAAAAGACCGACAAGGCCACGCGCATAGAGGCCAACCTGGAACCGCTCAACAGGGAAGGCAACCTCATCCTCAACGAGGCGGAAAAGGACAACCCGCACATGAAAGAGCTGGAAGACCAGTTCAAGCTGTTCACGCTTTCCCTGCGCTATCCGGCAGACGGCCCGGATGCCGTCGAAGGTGGCAACCGCATCATCGATGAACTGATGCGCAGGGCGGAGCCCCCGGTGTTCAAGACGCGCAAAGACCTACGGGGCCGCAACAAACGCAGGATGTGACAGATTCATTATTCACTCTTAATTCTTCATTACAACTATGAGCCAATTTGTAGAACTGACAGACTATGACGCAAGCATCCACCGTGACATCCTGGACGCGCTTGTAAGGGAGGACGAAACCGTCGTCGAGGTGTGCGAGGACAGGGCCATCGCCGAAATGAGGTGTTACCTGTCAAAACGGTATGACTGCGACAAAATCTTTTCAGCCACCGGGACAAGCCGGAACCAACTCGTGCTGATGATGGTCATCGACATTGCCGTCTACCACATTTTCTGTATCCACAACCCGCAGAAGCTCTCCCAAATACGGAAAGACCGGTATGAGCGGGCCGTGGAATGGATGAAGGCGGTGGCCTCCGAAGAAATCTCCATCGAGGGGGCACCGCTGCTGCCGGAGGAGGAACGGGCCGGCAAATCCTCGTTCCGCATACAAAGCAATCCTAAAAGAGTAAACCACTGGTAAAGTTATGAACAAGAAAAAGAACAGAAACAAACGGGGGATTATCACCGTGGGAGGCAACCTCATGGCACCCGGACAGAAACGGCCGAACGTCATCGTGCTCACACAGCCCAAACGTTTCGGACTGGACATAGCGGACTACATGGCAGCCATACGGGCCGCCGAGAATGTGGATTTCTCGCGGCGTTACAAACTGTACGACCTGTATTCGGACATCCTCATGGACACGCACCTTTCCTGCGTGATGGAAAAACGCAAGAATGCGGTGTTGTGCTCCGAAATAGAGTTCCAGAAGAACGGGAAACCGGACAAGGCGGTGAACGAACAGATACGCTCCCCGTGGTTCAACAGGCTGGTGGGGGACATCATCGACGCCAAGTTCTGGGGCTTCACGCTCTGCCAATTCTACAAGGAAGGTGAATGGGCGGACTACGACCTTATCCCGCGCAAGCACGTTGACCCCATAAAGAAGCTGATCCTCCGGCACCAGACGGACATGACAGGACTTCCCTGGGACAATTATACGGACTTGCTGTTTGTCGGCAGTCCTGACGACCTGGGGCTGCTGGCCAAGGCGGCACCGTGGGTCATCTACAAGCGGAACACCACGGGTGACTGGTCGCAGTTCTCCGAGGTGTTCGGCATGCCCATACAGGAGTATATCTACGACTCGGACGACGAGGAGTCCAGGCAAAGGGCGATGGAGGATGCAGCCAATGCCGGAAGCCTCGCACAGTTCTTCCACGCCAAGGACACGGAGTTCAAGCTGACGGAAGCCGGGAACAAGACAGGCTCTGCGGACGTGTACGAGCATCTTTGCGAACGGTGCAATAACGAGATTTCAAAGCTCGTGCTCGGCAATACGCTGACCACGGAGTCGTCGGAAAACGGCACGCAGGCACTTGGAACCGTACACAAGAAAGTGGAAGACAAGGTAGCACAGGCAGACAAGAGGTATGTCCTGGACGTACTCAACTATGACATGGCCGACATATTCGCACGCATCGGCATCAATACGGCCGGCGGCGAGTTCTGCTTCCCGGAGAAAAAGGACATCGACCCCACTTCAAAGACCAATATCCTCACCCAGTTGAAAACGAGCTTCAACCTACCGGTCTCGGACGATTATCTGTACGAAGAGTTCGGCATTGAAAAACCTGCCAACTACGAACAGATGAAGAAAGAGCAGGAGGATGAACGGAAAAGAAAGGAGACTGCTGCCGCGCAGATCCGCCGGGAGGGGGATAAAAAGACGGATGAGGACGGAAGTAGCAGGGAACCAGAACTCACGCCCGCACAGAAAAAATCTTTCCGAAGCTGGCTGGCCGGTTTTTTCGGGAAAGCCCCGTCAGACGACGGGGCAGCTTTAGACTGGTAGTGGATGAACTCTACGGGGCAAAGGACGGCGATGTATCCACCGGCTTTGAATTTTCCGACGAGGTGCTCAAGCGTGCCCTCCTTAACATTTACAGCAAAGACTTCCACCCGGCCACGGATATTGAGGTCAACCTGTTCGGTGAGATATGGGCGAAGATGAACGAAGCGGCCCGGAAAGGGTTCAAGAAATCGAAAGCCGTAGACCCGGACGATGATTTCAGGGATGCCATACTTCGGAACAATGCCGTGTTCTCGGCGTTCAAGGTACACCGTATGCAGAACGACATGGCACGTCTGCTGCTGGATTCGGACGGCAATCTAAAACCGTTCGAACAGTGGCGGAAAGAGGTTATGCCCATCACATCCCATCAGGTGGGCACGTGGCTGCGCACAGAATACGACACGGCGGTCATACGCGCCCACCAGGCGGCCGACTGGCGGCAGTTCGAGCGCGAGAAAGACGTTCTGCCCAACCTGCGCTGGATGCCCTCCACGTCCGTGCATCCGGGTGCAGACCACAAGAGATTCTGGGGAACAGTCCGCCCAATCAATGATACCTTCTGGAATGAGCACCGCCCAGGTGACCGGTGGAACTGCAAATGTGGGCTGTCCTCGACGGATGACCCGGTAACATCGGTACCGGATGCCACACCACAGGACAAGCCACAGCCCGGACTGGAAAACAATCCGGGAAAGGATGCCAAACTTTTTTCCGACAAGCATCCGTATCAGAAAGAAGCGCATAAGGGTTCCAAAAAGGCAGTTGACAGGCTGACGGCACGCATTGATGAAATGATAGCAGAAATGCCGGACAATCTTACCGGCGAGGAAAAAATGGCCATCGCCAGGAATAATCTCGAGATTGAAAAGGCTCTCAAAATCACAAAAGGGAAGCCTATGGATGTGGATAAGGCCGACAAGCAAAATGCCAATCCAAAGCATGTGATGGCTTTTATACCCGATTCAAACGGCGCATACAGAGACAAGGCCGGACACAGGTATAGGAAAAATACAGATTTTGACAAGAAAAGGGATGAACCATATAATATAAACTGCCAAACCTGTGCTCCTGCCTATGCTTTACGTTTAAGAGGGTTTGATATTACAGCCAAAGGAAACACACCTGGTTCGAAACTCGAGTATTTGAGCAATGGTATGAATACATGGGAGGTCTGGAAAAATCAAGACGGGACTGCGGCTTCTCATGTAAGCATGAACGACTGGATGGCATCCAAAGGCTATCAAAAAATGACGGCCAGGCGTTATCGAGAGTTCTTTGAAGAGAATTGCAAGGAGGAAGGCGTATATGAATTAAGTATTGGATGGAAACGAGGAGGTGGGCATGCCACTATATTGCAACGGTTCAAAAATGGAGAACTACGATATATTGAACCCCAAGAAGATAACTCGAAAGGATCCGGACTGGAGTGGAAAGACGTTTCTTATTTGTGTGAAAATGGTGCGTCAAGTGTTCATCGTTGCAGGGGAATTATGAGAATAGACAACAAGCTATTCAACATCTCCTTCATCAGTATCTTTGGCATATAAGTCAATGAAATCAAAAGCAGAAGGGCCTGTTATCTCAACAGCTTCTCCGTCTTTGTACAAATACAGGAACGGGAAACCGATGATAACGTCATCCGGGAGATGCAATAACCATGCTTTCTGACCGTCAACGTCACCAAGATATTCAAGGTTTCCACCGTATTGCTCAATAAGCCCACGGGCCTCGTTCTTTACTTGTTCCGGTATATTCATAACGCATAACAGGCATAATTATATGCCTCGGTTGCAAAGTTACAAATTATTCTTGAATTACTGTTGATTATGTATATAAAAGATTTCGCGAAACTGATAGAGCGTAAACGCAAGGAGCTGGATACGGCCATGCGGCGCAAGATGCCGGTCTTAGCCGGGCGCATGGCCAAAGACCATTTTCAGGACAACTTCCGGCAAGGAGGGTTCGTCAACGGAGGGCTGCACCCGTGGCCGAAAGCCAGGAGGCTGTCATCGGGCGGCACTGATGCCGCCAGCAATTACGGCACGCTGTTTTCCGGACGCAACCATCTTTTCAGCTCAATCAAGTACATGCCATCCGACTACCGGGTCACCGTCGCCAACGAACTTGTATATGCCCCTACACACAATTGGGGCGGTACGGTATCCGTGAACGTGACAGACCGCATGAGGCGCTTCGCCTGGGCGAAGTTCTACAAGGCATCAGGGCGTGCAAGAAAAGCCGCCACAGGGCAAAAGAAAGGCCGAAAAGCGGGTAAAAAGCAGCAAGCGGCCAACCCGCAGGCTTCATTCTGGAAAGGGCTTGCACTCACCAAGAAAAAGAAGCTGGACATACATATCCCGCAAAGGCAGTTCCTGGGCGAAAGCGAGGAACTGACCACAAAAATAAACGAGAGAATCGAAAAGGAAATCAGGAACATCTTAAATTCATAAAATTATGGAAGAGATTTTTATTGCCATCATGGAGCAGATCGCCCGTGAAATGCCGGAACTGTCACTCATCGATGAGGACTACGGCCAACTGGAAATGGGAGCGGAAGAAGACCACTATCCGGTCACGTTCCCCTGTGTGTTGATTGGGAACACGGATTCAAACTGGCACGACCTCGGCTACGGGGCACAGAACAGCGAATCGCTCATCACCGTCCGCCTTGCCATCGATTGCTACGATGACACCAGCTATGCTTCCGGCACCTATGACAAGGCGCGTGAACGCCAGCAGATGGCGAACAAACTGTACAAAACGCTGCAATGCTTGGAATGTACGGAAAACTCCTCGCCGCTTGTCAGGGAGAAAAGTCGTGACTATGCGCTGCCGGGGTATATCAAGGTTTTCGAGACCACCTTCTCGTTCACGCTGCATGACGAGTCGGCGATGGAATCATAGGACGGGAAACAGTTCGAGCTGGGCGGCCGTCAGCCGTGGCACCTTCACTTTGGGCAGGGGCTTTATGTTCCTGTCCTTACCTTCACGGGACATGCGCCGGATGATAGCCATGATGCGCTCCTCGGATATGAAGAACTCGCGCTCCGACAACACGCGCAACGCATCGTCGAAACGCAACCGTTGTACCTCCGTCCAATAGTAATAACGGCGGCACAACGCTTCGTCGCGCAGTTTTATCAGTTCTTTATCCCGGCCTTTGCCCATGACATAATTTCTTAATACAAAGATAGTTGATTTCTGACTATTTTATGCACAAAAGCGCCGCAAATATGCAATTTGCGACGCTTCCCGTTTAAGAGGTCAACGGTTTTTCCCTACAGGCGGCAGAAACTCGGCTCTATCCGCATCCACACGCCGTTTTCAGGGTTGCGCTGGGAGAAGTAGTAGTTGGTGGCGTTCCGCTGCACCACGTTGGCCTCCTTGAATAGCCGCATGATGTCGGCATACTCCTCGTCGAACTTATCCTCCAGTTCATAGAGCTTGGAGATGCTCTTGTAGTCGAGGTCGCCCATCTTGTTGCGTTCCAGCAGCGTCATCGCCATCTGGTACATCGGGTCATCGGCCCCTTTCTCGCTGTTCTGCATATAACGTTTCAGGTAGTCGATCAGGCGTTCGGCCGCCATGTCGGCACGCTCGTCGAAGCCTTTCACCTTGTTGCTTTTCACTTCCAGCCGGAAATCACCGTCGGTGATGGTGTAGCTGCGCTGGTCATCACTCTTCACCTGTCCGTACTCCTTCATGACGGCCGTGAACCCTTCGGTCTCTTTCTCCAGCCAATCGCGGAAGCCTTTCACGTCGGCCACGAGTCCGGTCACCTTGTCCTTCACATCGTGCATGAATTCACCGCGCAGGGCTTCGTAAGTTTCGCGGCGGGCGATACGGTCGTCCTTCTCTTCCTGCTGCAACTGGGCCAGCAGGGCAGCCCTTTGTTCCTTGGTCATGGACTTTACGTCCACATTCTGAATGTTCTGTTCCATTATCTTTGTTTTTTTAGGGTTAATCACTGATAAACTTGTCACTTTCCAACAATGCGGCAAATGCTCTGTCACGCTCGGCTTTCGTCCTGTATTTCTCAAAGGTCTTCCAGCCTCCGTTGGTTCCCGTGCTGATTTTTATCCTTGGTTCCGGATAATCGTCCTTGCGGACAATGGTGAATCCAGCCTTTTTCAGCTTGTTCTGGTCATTGATGTTCATTGCCCGTCCTCCTCGTAATCCTGCATTTCCGGTTCCGGCGATGCGGATAAAATCTCATGCCTTCCGTATGCCCAGTCGGCCAACTCGCCGAAGAACTCGGCCTGTTCGTCCCATTCGTACCCCTCGGTGGCTTCCGTCGTCTGTCGCTGCACGAGTTTCAATGTCTGTCTTAGTTCCTGTTTCATATTATCACTTTTTATCGGTTTCTCTTTTACGCCTGATGGCACGCAGTTTCTTCAGCAGCAGGTACAACTCGTTCCCGTCCAGTTCCCGGAACACCTTTCCAGCAATCCGTTTGTCCTGGCAGAACTCATCAACCTTATTCCAGTCTGCCGTATCGATGCCGAGCAGCTGCATCTGGTGAAGCACCGCGCTCCGCTTTTGCCTCATTTCCCGACGGTACCTCTCGCGCCGTTCGTCATATCCGGCCACACGCTGCATCTCGTCGCACATGGAGCGGTATTCGCGTTCATCCATGAGGTGCAGGTGCGACGTGCGCCCATGCGTGAACTGGTAGACCAGCGTTTCCTTGTCCGCTCCTGGCAGTTTGCCCAGCAAGGCGTAGAATCTCGCATAATTACGCTCTGCTTCCATGCCTCAAACGTTTAGCGTGACTTCAAACAATACCTTTATGCCGCAAGAACTGGCCACGTCAAGCTCCAGTTTCGCCCCTTTGCTCAGTTCCCAATCCTTCAGCATGTAGATATAATCGCATCCGAGCAGCAGGGCGATGTCAGCCCTCATGTGCTCCCTCCAGTGCGCTTCTTCCGACAGGCCGTTCTTGAACGGGTTGACCGGGTCGAAGCCCATACGTTTCAATACTTTCTCCGCATCGGCAAACGCAGCCTTGCGCTCGCCGAGGTCATAGTGCGCTATGGCACCGCTGATGTAAACCTTCTTATTCATTCTCCTTTGATTTTTGGTATTCCAGATGCCTTCTGTAACGTTCGGGCACCACCACCTCATAATTGCACTGGCGGCAGCACTCCCCGCTTTCTTTTACCGGGTATGGATTGTAGCCGTGTCCGGTAAACCTCATGCCGCAGATGCAGCAGGTCTTTTCTTCGTCTTTTTGTTCCATAGTCACAAATCTTTTATGTTTACCTTGCACGACGGATGCCATACCTGAATATTCCTGGCAAACATCACGTCCTGCGTTTCTATCACTATATGTCCCCTGGTCTTTGCCTTGCGTAGCCGGAGGTCGCTTTCAATGTTACGTTCAGCCCAATCCCTTGCCACTTCGGCCGCCTCGTCCTTAGGAAGAAGCAACTGATACAATTTATTCTCCCATTCCATCTTCCTGCATTTTATCGTCTGTCAGGGCCTTGGAAGCACCCTCCTCCCATATCACGTATGGATCGCCTGGGTGTTCCATGAAACGGCTCTTGCACCATGCTTTGAAACAGCTCACCATGATTTTCACGTCCGCATCGTATTCCACCTTCCGGGCTGTCCTGCCTGCCGGGTGCATGCCATCGGCATGACTGATGAAGATGAACAGCTTTTTGGGGTGGCGTTCCTTGAAAGCCTTATATTCAGGATAGCTCAGGCCGCTGTACTGGAAGCTGTCTATTATCACCACGCCAGGGCTTCCCCTGCGTTTCAGGCGTTCCTCCAGTTGCTCCATCGGCTCGCGGTCGAGGATGACAAGCCGTTTGCGCACTTCCTCCATCTTGTGACGTTTCAGTGACATCTGGAAGGAAAGCCCGGTGCTTTCCTCCAGGCTGTCGTATATCACCTTGCCGAACGAGCAGAGGTACTTGGCCAGCTGCATCACGAACGAACTCTTGCCGTTGCCGCTCGCACCCCAGACTATCCACACCCCGCTCCTTGCCGGCCGCCCGATGGAGGCAAGCCACGGCCCGGTGAACTCGTAGCGCGGTATTTTCATGTTCAGCACCTCCTTTGGGCTGTACGCTCGTTTCAGTCGCATGGTTCGGCTCCTTTCTTCAGTTCAGCGATAAGAGCATCTGCGTAATGTACTGCACATTTCGCCGCTTCCTCAGCAGACAACCATACATTTGAACCGTCCCTAAAATCAGGCAATACACTCCTGGCAATCTCATACCGCCGCCGCTCCCAGTCCGGCTCGTTCATTCTTTTCATCTCACGGTGGATGCCGATGACGGCATTCATCGCGTCCATCTCTATCTTTGTCATCATGCCTGCGCCCTCCTCAGCTTTTCTATTTCCGTATATACTCTTCGGAGGCCGCCGCCGGTGGCGTTCACTATCCGCGCGATGTCCGAGCCTTCCGGCGCGTTCACCTTGGCCACGATGGCGGCCTGTGCCTTCAGGAACTTCTCGCGCTCTTTTGCGTCGTCGGGTGTCACCTTGCTGTACGTGTCGCCATAGCGGCTCAGCATCTCGGTATAGCCCACCTTCTTGCCCTCGATGGCGCGGTTGATTTTTTCTTTCAGGCCGTCCGCGCCCATCATGTACCAGGCGCAGCAGCGTTCCGTGGCGTTCCACAGGGCTTTCAACTCCAGGAAGGCTTCATATTGCAAATCTCCCGCCTCGTCCAGTACCACCAGCGGAGTGTCTATCGTGCGCAGGTAGGCCACGAGGTCTTCGTACACGTCGGAGTAGCGTCCGTAGCTGCCCACGCCGAACTCCTTGGCGATGTACCGTATCAGCTTCAGCTTGGTCTTCACCTGCGAGCAGTCCACGTACACGGCGTTCTTGTGCTGTTTCACGTATGCCTTGGCCGTAAAGGTCTTGCCGATGTTCGGCATGTCGCACAGGATGGCGGAGAGGCCGCTGTCCTGGCACGCTTCCAGCTGCTTGCTGATGAACACGTAGGTCGGGGTCTTTGCGGCTGTCCACGGCATTTCCGTGCGCAACTGCACACCCAGTCTCCGGGCAATTCCCACCCAGTTGGCATCGCTTACCTGCCTTTCGTAGTTCCCTTTCTTGATGGCGTTGTACACACTTGCCGCTATGCCCAATGCCGTTGCGTGGCGGTTGTCGCTGGGATAATTCTCGCGGTCGGAGGCTATCGCCCCCGCAATCCGTTGTTTCACTTCGTTCGTTATTTCCATTTTAAATGCTGTTTTAATGTTTTTCCAATGTCGTTAGAGTTTGGCTACCGCATCGGTTTCGTAATGTGCCACGTCCAGGTATGCGGAGTAATCGTCCTCCCCGGTGTGCGGCTTCATCTCTACCGCTTCGGCCTTTATGTCCGTTATCTCTTTCGCTTCTTCTTTGTTCAGAATGCCGACCCGGCTTATCTTGCCGTCCTTCATCATCTTGTCAAACCTGGCCACGTATTTTGCCTGTTCGATATAGGCGGCCTTATCGGCTTTGGTCTGCTCGGCTGTCGCCTCGTTGTAGCGTGTCACGGGCTTGCAGGTGGCGATATAACGTCCGTGCTGGTAGATGTACACCTCGTCGATGTTGCCGTCCGTGCCGGGCAGATAATAGGCTTCCACCTTGTAGTTCCTCGGCTCCAGCTTGGCGATGATTTCAGGGTCGGGCAGGCTGAAGTTTTTATACTGCACCATGAAGTAGCTGTTGTTGCGTATGGTTGTTTCCGTATGGAAGCCGATAAATCGGTAGAGAACAGCCTTGTCCCAAGGTGCGAGGTTGGGGTTCTGACGGGCGCAGAGCACGTCCCAGCGTGTCATGCCGGGATACTTCTTCTGGTTAGGGTGCAGCTGGCTGTTGTACTCGCCAATGGCGCGTATGTCGTCGGCCACAAGCTCGTCATAGGTGTAACTCTTCACCTTGTATGTGTTGTTCTTCTCGTCGTACACTTTTTCCTCTTTCGGGCGGTTGGCCTCCAGCTTGGCATACCATCGTCCAATGCCCACCTGGGTACGCTTTTCCACACCGTACTTTTTCGCCCGGTTGAAATGCTCGGCGCGTTTCTCGCGTGAGTTGCCGGGGTTGCACCAGCGTATCAGGGGAAACACCGTGCCGGCCTGCATCAGCCCGTCTGCGAAGTCGCTCACCAGGTGGTGCTCTACCTCCAGCTCGGCGGGGATGTACATGCCGTTACGGTCAAGGGTCTGGAACATGTTCCTCATGCAGTCAAGGAACAGCTCGGCGGTCTTCAGCCGGTTGTAAGCGTAACCCACCACGGCTCCGCTCACCACGTCGTAGGCATAGTAGGCCTTTACCCTGTTGCCGTCCTTCATCGGTCGCGGCAAGTCGCGGTCGTCGAGCGAAATCTTGCTCAGCGAATATTCTCCCACATGGCGCAGGTGGTACGGTCGGTAGGCGTTGTTGAAATCCCACTGGCTCATGTGCAGCTTGGCACACAGGGCCTTGTTTTTCGGGTTGTTCAGGTAGTTGGCCACCGTGGCAGGGCTCAGCACTATCGGATTGCCGTCCTTGTCCGTGAAGTCGGCCGGATTGAGCAGTTCGCCTGTTTCCGGGTCGAACAGTTCATTGTCGCCCTCCACGAACATGTTGTATTGCTCCCACACCGTAGTGTTAAACGGCTGTTCCGGCTGCGCGTCTATGGCGAGCAGCAACCGTTCGATGCCGTAGGTCACTTTCCGGCGGTTCTGGTTCATGAACTTTCCGCTGATCAGGCTTTCGTAACCTTTCGTCCTGAAGTCGCTCACTTTGCGCTTGAAGCGGTTGGCGCTCACCGGAAGCGTGTGCCCGAACTCTGCCTGGTAGTAACTGATGGCACCGGCCATCTCGCCCCAATTCACCGGGCCGCCCTTCATCGCCTTGCGCATCAGGACGGTGTCCTCCATCACGGCCAGCACGGCTTCTATCACCGATGCGTTCACCGTGTACTCCTGTATGTGCTCCGGCGGCAGCGCGTCGCCGTTCTCAAAACGGAAAGCGGTGTAGAACTCTCGTGCCTTCGCGTCGATACGGAAGTGGCTGCCGAACCAGTTCTTAAGAATGTCCTCTTTCATATCTCCGTATTTTTCCTTGATTTTTTCCTGAAAGCGTAAGGGCAACGTGGCTATTTCCACCAATGCGTAACCTCCCAAACCTCTTCCTGAACGTACCACGTTGATTTTGCCATTTGCCGACAGCTTCTTGTAGTTGGAATCCGACATGACGGGATTCGGCTCACAAGTCAGGTCATGGTGCGATATGCACAATATCTTTCCGTAGTACTCCATCGTGTTCTCGTCTTTACAAGGCCGCTGCCATCTGCTCGACTTCGTTCTGCAGTTGCATAAACTCAGGTATATCCAGTCCTTGGTATCTGTCTTTGAGCTGTCCGTCAACAAGCACTTGGGTTTCTTCCGTTCCGCGGTCATATACAATCTTTACTCTCGGTCCAAAAGTACACTCCATCGTGTTCTCACATTCATTGAACACAGTGTCGCATTCCGGCACATATCCGTCAGTCAGCTTGCCGCCGCGTTTCAGGGCAAGCTGGCGGATCCGGCGTGCCTGGTCGCTGTCACGCTTGAAGTTCAAAGCCTGCCATACGGCCTGGCGCGAACACTTGAAAACCTTCATCAGAAAGGTCTTGGTTTCGTTGTCTGTCAAAATCTGCTTTCTCATTTTATTGTCTTTTTCGAATTGTTGTTTCCGTTACGTTAAAGGTCACGCATGGCCTTTTGCACGATTTCGCTGAAAGTATCCATTTCCTTGTCGCAAATGATTTCGTGAAGCCGGGTTCCCTTTCTTAGTTCCTCGTACAGCATTTCCAGTGCTTCCTCGCAAACGCACGACAAGTTCTCTATCACCCGTAAGGTATCCGAGTCGTTTTGCTCTTCATCTGTCATAAGGCTTTTGGCCAGTTCCATTGCCTGGTCGGCGATGTTCTGCGTGTGGGTCACGCAACCAATCAGGGTACGCAACTTCTGCTTGAATTGCCCCTCCTGCCTTTTTTTGTCTAATGTCTTTGCCATAATTCTCAATTTTGATTGTCACACATGGTGGAGCGCGGGGAGTCGAACCCCGGCGGCTTTCGACGCTTTCATGCTTTCGCTTTCGATTTACCAACTTTCCGGCCGCGCTGTCCGAGCCGCTCCCGCCCGTCTTTCCGGGCTGCCAGTTATCCGGCAATCTATTTGCCTTGTTCTTCTATTATCGAAAGGATAACCTTTCTGTCTTCGTCCCAAAGCGGAAGCCCCAATTCGATAGTCCGCTTTACCACATCCATTTCCCCGACCAGTTTCACTGCCTGATTCCGGAAATCGGTATCGTCATACGCGTGTGCTTTTCCTATCAGGAAGTCGGCCAACTCGTTAATTGCATTCTTTTGCCGCTCACATTTCATTTCGTAGTTCAATACCCGAATATGGACATCGCGGATAATCCGGCTTTCCCCATGTTTCTTGAAGTCTTTGCAGAACTCATCCTTGTCCATCGAAGTGTTCAGATAAACCGCATGGATGTAATCAAAATCCCCAGCTGTCGGAGTTATTCCCGTCAGTTCCGTAAATTCTTGCTGCGTCATAATTTCACTTATTTTATTCGTTAATACTCCGTTATAATGGGCTTCAAACTGCATCCGTAGCAGTTAACCAGCCTTTCTTTCAATCGCTCCACGTAAAACTCAGGAGCGGTAAACACGATGCCATTCTCTTCATTGTAGCTGAAGCTGATGCCGTCCATTATCAGCAGCATCGCAACTTTATGCTTCACACTCTGCGTCTTCCATTCTTTTATTTCTTCGTTCATATTCTTTAATTTCTAAAATTCGTTAATCTCCAACCAATTTCGTATCTTTGGCCGCTGTTTACTTCTTAAACACGCTGCAAATATAAACAAGATTTCTCGTCTATGCAAGAAAAACAACAAGAAAAATCGCCTATAAAGCAGAACATCTTGCTTTATTTAGCGAATAAAGGAGTAACACCCTATGAATTCTATAAAGTTTCGGGTGTTACAAGGGGTATTTTACAGCAAAGTAATGGTATCAGTGAAGATAACATAGCAAGATTTCTTGCCTATGCCCCAGATGTCAATATTGAGTGGCTCATTACAGGGAAAGGTGATATGCTTAAAAATGATAATGCAGGTTGCCAACGGCAGATTGAGCCTGCACATCACGTCCCCGAGAATATCCAAGAAGGCATTCCCCTTATCCCATTGAGCGCGATGGCCGGAGCGTTCACAGGCGATACGTCCGTGATGGAGTACGAGTGCGAGCGATATGTCATCCCTGCATTCAAAGGTGCCGACTTCCTTATTCAGGTTAAGGGCGACTCCATGCAGCCGACATATTATTCTGGCGACCTCGTGGCCTGCCAGCGTGTTCCTCTCAATGATTTGTTCTTCCAATGGAATAAGACATACGTGCTCGACACCGCGCAAGGCCCGCTAATCAAGCGCATACGGCGCGGATCAGACGATGAACATATCCTCATCGTGTCTGACAACACGGAATATGAGCCATTCGAGTTGTCGAAAAGCCAGTTTCATGGCGTGGCTCTCGTACGCGGTCTTGTCCGCCTCGAATAACCCACCCCGGCATAATATAGGCGCACGCACACCCTTTTTAGGGTCATTGGGACATGAAAACTGACGGAAATTACTATTTATCAGGCATATCCGGACATATATAATAAGGAGTAAGCGCAAAATAAGTGTCGTTTTTCCTCTCTGAAAACGTGGAAAAACGGCACTTGTTTGCATTTCGGTATAAGTTTTCTACTTCGGGTGTACACTCAAAAAAGCGAAAAGGTAACCCCTAAGGTAACCCCTAACTTCACAAAAGGGTAACCCCTAACAGTAACCCCAAAGGTAACCCCTAATCGAAACGGACACAAAAAAGGGGGCATCGCGCCCCCTCATTCAGCATTCAAGGAAATAACGTCCGAAAGCCTCTCTAACGACGTTATTTTATCGTTCTAATCGCCAGTCTTTCTACCGCCTGAAATAAGCGTAGACTGCTTTATAATAGCCTTTTTCGTGCATATTGTGCCATTCCCGGACAGTCCGGCATGAAGCAAGTAATTCTTTGTCACTCCCACCTGTTCGGCCGTCAGAACCGTATAAACGGCCGAAATGGAACTGAAATACCAGTCCTTTCGCCGCGATCCGTCTATGTTATGCAGTAAATGCACATGGATAACCTTTGCCATATCGTATGATTTTCAGGTGCAAATATACCAAATAATCATTATTTGGAAGAAAATCAATGATACAAAATTAGGAAAAGCCACAAAAAACGGCTACAAAGCCGTCGAGCCATCCGCATCGGTAAATGTCCACGGCATCCCAAATGAAACGGACACAGGCCACGAAAACCGCCCCAGAAGCCCAATTTAAGTGGTACCGGCACCTCGATGTAAAGCTATGGAGCCGAAACAGGCAATGATGCCCCTGAAATGTAAAGCCGATGTAAGCCAATGTAAAGCAGAAAAACCGCTTCGAATTATTTGCCCCTTTCAGTCCTCCGTCTGTAACTGCCTATAAACAAACAACTTTCGCCGTTTTGCCCGTCACCATTGAAAAACCGCTTCGTTATACGCCCCATAAATATAAAACCAGACCTGATAGATAAGTTTATTCGAAAAATAATCGATAATCC